ACATCATGGAGTGGCGTTCTGCTAAATTGACCTGAATCAGGGTCAACTTCATATCGGTAATGACGCAAGCATTGTAACCCATCTGCGCAATTTTCTCTATCAAAATAGCAAGTATTGAATATAGTTCTTGCAGCATTTATAGAATCAACCACAGGAACTCTAGGCAATATATTAGTTTTATAACCTGCTGCTCTTACTATGTCATCTATTGACCTACCATTAGACGCAATATTTTTGCTTTCTGCATCATGTGGTAAGTGTAATGTTTCGTATATATACCCAAACTTTTGCATTTCTGACAAGTAATGACTGATAGTTTTTTGCGTATCTTGCAAATATCTAATCAATCTTGTTTCCATGCCTATAAATTGCACAAACCATATAGCTGTATGATCTGCCCATCCTAAATCAAAGATTGCGTGAACAGGTTTGGTGGCATCGTAAGGCACTGTTGTAATTCTGCCTTGTAACTCTGCCATATTCATTTCATTAGCAAAAATAGCGCCATCAACGGTAAGTCTGCATAAGCCTTCCCATACATTATTGTATGCAGCAGGGTCACGATTCTTTAACGCATCTTTTTCTAATCGTAATGTTTCAGGAAACCAAGGGTTATCGTTCCAATTAATACGTTGAACAACAGCGTGTTCAGGTGGATTAACTACAAAACGTTGGTAAGTTTCGTCTTGTTCTAATTCAGGGTTAAATGTTATCCATATTTCTGATAACTCTTTACGGATAGTTGGTATTAATACATTCCAACTAGTCTTTGATACGGTTTGGGCTTCTTCTACCCATGCTATGTCAATACCTTCAAACGACTTTACATTAGCAATATTGTTCTTTAATCCTACAAAAGCAAACTCTGTGCCATTTACTCCACGAATAGAGTTTTGAGTTATTTCATAGAACCCATCTAAACCCATATCAATGATTTGATCTGATAGTAATTTATGCACCGAGTCTTTAATAGATGTCATAAACTCTCTAGCGCACAATACACGAGTAGGTTTTTTAGCGCCTTTAATCAATAAAGCTCTTGCGACACCCCAAGACTTTGCACCGCCTCTGCCACCATATAATATTCGGTAACGTGATTCTTTAGGTTCAAATAGACAATTAAGCTTATAAGGAAACTGAACCCTGGCTATAGCATCTTTAAGTTGTTGTTGATCCATCTGACTTTACAAAGGTAACTTGTATGCCTTCTAATGGCGTTCCGTCAATATTGCCAAATTTAGTCGTATTGGTTTCACCCCAACCCATTTGAGCTTTAGTCCACCATATTGCAGCAGTCGTGTCACCTGATAGGGCTTTATTGTATAAAGATTTAGCCACGTTAGCAGACGCAGTTGCTTTTCCCACAGCTAATTCTTTCTCGTAATGCTTACGCAAGGTGACATCAGATATGCCTAACAATGCAGCTATTTGCAGTTGAGGCAATCCTAACCCTGAAGCGCTTAATACTTGCTCTTTTGTCTTATCAGTAGGAACGTGTTCTAGCATCTTTTTATTGGCGTAAAGTGTTTAAAATAATGTCTTTTTAATCAAGATGTTACTATCTTTGTTATTGTAAACTCTAATTGAGCCACATCTAGCTTATTTTTATTGCTTAATGTATCCAATTTAGCCTGTGCTTTAGCTTTATGTGTAAATATACACTCATCTAATGGCGATTGATCGTGCTTAAATACAATAAACCATCTTTTATAGCTCATTTTGTATTAACTCCGCTTTTTTGCCAGTAAAGTCTTCCCANCGTTTAACNATTACNTCACANTATTTAGGGTCTAATTCCATTAAATAGGCTTTACGGCCATGCTTTTCTGCTGCCAATAGGGTTGTGCCGCTTCCGCCAAAGGAGTCTAGTATAATATCACTGCCTTTAGTATTGTTAAGCATTTGGTATTCAAACAAAGCAACAGGCTTCATAGTTGGGTGTTCACCATTCCTAGATGGTTTATCAAACTCTAATATAGTTGTTTGCTTTCTGTCCGTTGCCCATAAATGTCCTGCGCCTTCTTTCCATCCATATAAACATGGTTCATGCTTCCAATGATAATCTTGTCTTCCCATAACCATTGTAGATTTTTTCCATATTAGACATTGACGTATTTTCCATCCAGCGTCATGTGCTGCGCCTCTAAAGTTATATCCTTCTGAATCAGCGTGCCATATATAAAATACAGCTCCAGGTTTCATAACAGTATCAGCAGTTACATAAGAATCACGTAAAAACTGCCTAAATTGGTCGTTGCCCATAGAATCGTTTTGAATAGTAAGGGCATCTTTAGTTTTGCCTTCGTATGCCACGTTATATGGTGGGTCTGTTAGCCACATATCTACCAACTGTCCGTCACATAGTGATTCCATATCCGTAATGCTTGTGCTATCGCCACACATTAACCTATGATTGCCAAGCTTGTATATGTCGCCAAGTTTAGAAATAGGCTCTTCAGGCGTATCAGGAACGGCATCCTCGTCGGTTAATCCAGCCACTTGTTCAGGAAGTAATAGGTTAGCAAGCTCATCCGCATTAAAACCTGTAAGGTTTAGGTCAAAGCCTAAATCTTGTAAATCTTTTAGCTCAATAGCTAATAGGTTTGTATCCCAATCCGAGTTTAGTGCTAGTTTATTGTCTGCAATGATTAATGCCTTACGTTGCTCTTTGGATAGATGTGCTAATTCAATAACAGGAACTTCAGTCATGCCTAGCTTTTTAGCCGCCATAATACGACCATGACCTGCAATAATTCCGTTATCACCATCAACTAATATAGGATTAGTCCATCCAAACTCTTTAATCGAAGCCGCTATTTGAGTAACTTGATCGTCTGAATGTTTCCTAGAGTTGTTGATATACGGAATTAAGTCCGATAGCAACCTCTTTTCGATTTGCATTATACCTGTGGTTCTTCAGGCAATGGTTCTGCTGGAGTAACTTCTACAGGAGTAGATTGTTCTTGCACTTGTGGTAATGCTTGACCTTTGATTTTAGCTACTAAAGGTTCTGCAATTTCCATAGGAAGTTTATAAACACCTGCTAATACTAATTCTGCTTCTTTGATTTCAAGTTCCAACTTAATGGCCATGATTTGCTCCTTGGTTAAAATGTGTAATATATATCACTTTTTTTGATTTAATTATTTAAATAACTATTACTTTTTCTTACTTTTAGATGCTTCACGCTTCTCGCTGTAGGCGATTGCAACTGCCTGCTTAATAGGTTTTCCTGCTTTTACTTCAGCCTTAATGTTTTCTTTAAACGCTTTAGGGCTTGTTGATTTTTTTAGTGGCATAATTTTATTCCTTTTCCTCTATAAACGCTACATCTTGCCATGACATAATGAGATATTTCTCACCATTATCCATGACAGGTTGAAATTTAAGATATTCGTCTTTACCCATAGTGCCAAATCTAATTCGGTCACCTACAGATACAGGCATAATATCATATTTATTTTCTTTAATCTTTTTACCAGGGCCAACTGCAACCACAACGCCTGTATTGTATTCTTCAGCGTAAACAAAGCCAGGGATTGCTGATTTATCTTCACGCTCTAATGGTTTTACTAAAATCTTGTCTGCAAAGGGTCTAATCATTTCTTTTTGCCTTTCGCTTTTGATTCTTGATCTGATTTCATATCAAGTTTGATCTCATGTTTAACAAATTCAATGGTTATGCGTGATTGATCTTCGATGTATTCACCGCACCAATTATTCTCGTGTTTATTTAAAGATTGAGGATAGCGATGACACATTCCTAATACATCGCCAAAAGAAAAGAATTTACAAGACTTGCAAACTTCTTTAGAATTTAATACAGCCACTTATTACCTCCATTAATATTTGGTTAGAAACTCCCAATCAGGCTAGGGCTGGTTGGGATTTCGTTTTATTACATACCGTCTTGTTCGTGTTCTATGCGTTTGTGATCGTAAGCAACGTGTTCTCTAGCGCCACCTTTTAATTCACCTAAACGACCATCGTATTTACCAGCGTGTGAAGCTTCGCGTAAGCCAAGTCCATCAGCCTTACCCATACCAACACCGCCTTTTACTGCAACTTTCTTTTCACCTGAAGTGTCAGAAGCAAGAACGCCTTTAGGCATTTTCTCACCTGATACGCCTGGTGTATATTTTTCTGCGTCTTTCATACCCATTTTGAGTTCCTTTTAATCTAAATTTAGCTAAATTTTCACGATTTATTCGCTTCGTGAGCTTTTATTTTAGCAGAAAATTGAGCTTTGAGTATCTTTATTTCGTCTATTGACCACTTTACTGTCGCATTATCAGATTCGAGTGTTTCAACAAGCTGTATTCCAATTTTTCTAATAAGTCCGAGTCTGTATTGGATGAGGTTACCAGATAAATGGGTGTTACAGGCTGCGCATTGTCTGTGGCAGTTATGCTCGTTAAATCGAAGGTGTCCTGCACTTCCAATGCTTCGGTAATGGCCTGCATGATATGATGAGGCACTTGTTGACCCACAACTAATACAACCGTCATTCTGATCCCTTAATCTTATATATTTATTAAATACTACTTGAGTTTCTTTTAACCAATCGGATCGGCTTTTTAATTTTAATTTAGCTTCTTTTACTTCTTTTTTGACGGTTTTAATTTTTTGATTCTTTGCAAATTCAATTGCACACTTCCATTGGCACACTAACTGAAGCGGTTTTAAGGGTGTAAAGTATGCTTTACATATTTTACACTTCTTCTGTTTGATTGGCTTCACGG